AAGGTTTCCACAACCTCAAAGGTCAGGTTGCCCTTGTCATCTTTGCCGTTTACAAATGCCTCGAAAATACCTTGCTTGTCAATGTATTTAAAGGTCATTTTGTCGCTGTCCTTCCCGTTCCAAATTAGGGCATACTCGTTGGCCTTGTACCCGACAATGTATTTTTCATCGTAAATTTTGGCAATTGGGGCGATAAGTTCCGACTGGTCAACAATATCGTATTCCTCACCTTCATCATCGTACACCGTCTTCATCGGCATATAGTCGGGGCAAACCACAAGCAATTGGTTGGGGTAGTTTATTTTCCGTTCCCGAACGATGTCGAAAAAGAACGCTTCAATAGAATAATACTCAGGGTAAAGGCCATAAAAGTATTCTTTCTGCTCAGGGTTAGGCCATTCAATAGAATAGTTTTGGCTGTTGGCAACCGCCTTTGTACGGTTCAATGCCCTGTTCCATTCGGTGTTAGTGGTTGGTTCGTACAGGCCTTTTTGGTACTCCCATTCCTCGGCTTGTTGGTTCGGTGCTTTTGACCGCAGAATTTCGTAGGGGAATTGGTCGGCCTCGGCATGAACTGCCACCGCATTCCGTTCCCGAATCGTGTCCTCGTATATTTCATTGAAGTCGGGCAAACTATAATAATAGCTTTCCGTTTGGAATTTTTTATCGTACTTGCTGGGCATGCCGACAACATTCCGTTTTTTGCGGATTGCTTTAGCGGCGTGGTCAATTAGGCTATAAATGTCTGCCATTTGTTGGGGCTGTTTTCACAAAAATACGCAAACTATTCTATGTGTTTCAACATTTCAGCAAGCGGCAACCGAATGACCGCATCGGTGCAATCGTGATGCCCCGCTAAAATTAGGCAATTGCCCTTCTTGTCAATTTCCAAATGCCTTGGGTAGGTAACGTAACAAGCCAAGGGGTTCTGCCAAGTGTGCGGGTTTGCTGGTATTGTGTTTTGGTTTTCGTATGTAGGTTTCCAAAGGGGTGTTCTGCTCCAGCGTAATGCTTTAAATGGCGGCTTGGCTTCCATTTCAAGCAAGCCAGCCCAATAAAGGTTTGCACCGTTTACCTTCTGCTGCACGTGAAAAATCGTGTATAGCTTGCCCTTGTGTTCAACCAATTGCGTGCCGCCACGTAGGTGGTATCGGGTTAATGTCGGTGGCTCCGTTTTGTATTCCTTAACGGGCGTGTCCCAATTGTATTCAACAACGTGGCCGGGGGCATAAAGCACGTGTAATTTGCCATCGTAAACGAACGGCGACCAGTTCTTTTCCCGGCCATCGAAATCAGCGGGGCGGCTTGCTGGGGGTTGCATCAGGCAAGAACTGCCGTCATCAAGGTAGCCAAAGTACATTTTGTACCCGTCATTAAACATGATTGCCGGGCGGCCGTTTAGCATAACCCCGCACGGGTCTTCAGCGTGGCCGTTCTCGGTAACAAAGGGAATGATGCGGCCATTTGTTGGCTTGCCCCCGTTCCAATCCCATACCGCTATTTTCCTATCCCTAAACCAAGGCGATTTGTCCAAGCGTGTTGCATACAGGCCGCCAACCAATGTGCCGTTAAATGCGTTTGTGAAGGGCTTGATTGCTGCCGAATGGTATGGTATAAGTTCAAGTTCGGGTTGCAGCTTTGCCTCAATAGCATCAAAATGAATCTTGCGAACATCGGGCTTATCAACATTGCGTACTGGCTTGCTTACCGCAAACTTTGCTTTCATTAAATGGTGGGCCTTGGCAGCCGTTACGCTGCCGTACATTTGCTTTTCAACATGATAAACAACCCTATCATATAAGTCGTATGTCTTTCGTGCCTCCGTGCTATATTGCCCATAGCAGCCTACAAAGTAATGGTTTTGTATTAGTTCGGTATAGTCGGGTGTCTTAGCCTTAAATTGTACTGGGGCGATGCCAAGGTCAGCGTTTACGTTTGCTTGGCAAAGGGCAACATTTAAAGCTAATTCATCGGGAAAGGAATGCCCCCAATGCTTGGTGGCTAAATATTCCTTGTAGTTCGCCTTGGCGTTTGCCCAAACCTCTGCGGCCTTGGGTGTATTTTTCCAGTACAGGATTGATGAATTGATTTCGGGCAGCATTCCCGTTTCGGGTAGTTCATATTCCTCACGAACTTTGTCAAGGGTTAACCAAAGGCAAGGCCATGAATCGTTAGTCAGGTCAGTTTGCGAAACCACTTGCGTAGCAAAATCGAAAGCAACGCAACGCTCCCATAAGGTGTTGAGTTCCTGTACAGCCACGCCGTCACAATCAAGGTACATTGTTTCATCGAATGGGCTGTATTTGTCAAGGTGTAGTTTAAACTTGCCCGGTGCGATGCGTCCAGTCGCATTGTTTAAATCCGCTTGGTTAATCTGCACGGCATGGGCAACGTGTTTTCGTTCCCGTTCAGGCAGAAGGTTGATGTCGCCCACAATCGCAATCGGTATTTCGGGGCTGAAATGGGCAAGGCTGTTGACCATGTTTTTTGCCCATTGGCCGTAGCTGAAATTGCCTGATAAAAATAGTAAGTAACCTTTCATATTGTTGTTTGCTGTTCAAAGGTAGTAAGAAAATGCAAAAAGCCCCAAGGGTGGGGCTAATTGTGGGTTCTAAACGAAAAAGAAATTTATACCCTATCAGTAGTTAAATGTATGCTTTTGAATACATTTGTACCCTATCGGGGGTTGTTTATTTCGCCTATACATTAGTTATAGGGCATTTAAAGAACGTTCCTCCGCAATCTTATCCCTTTTCCATTTATCAACCGTACCAAATGTCACCAACTGATTTACTTCGTCCCTATCAAGGGAGCGAAGCAGTATCATAATTTGCCTATCAGTGCATAATTTTCTTTCATCTCTCAGTCTTTCGCAAAGACCATCAATTAATTTTTTACCGTCTGCATTCATTTTGGTTGGGGTTAAAGGTTATTTGTTAAAAAAGCGTTTTAATGTGATTTGGCCGTGTTTATCTTGCGTTTAGAAGGACAAAGGCCGATAAATCATATTATGGTGTGGGTTAAAGGTTATTTGCGTTTAGGAATTGTGCAAGCATCGGAATGGTGTCGGGGTTTATTTTCTCCCAATCTTTGCACCACATTTCGGTGCTTACAAGTTCGCTTCCTTCGTAGGTCAGTTCAACGTAAAAGTTGCACTTTTGACTTTTAAACACGAAGGTAAAAAACTCATCGTGCTGATAGCTTCGTGTAATTTCAAAACCGCCGTTCAGTAGTTCCTCGTTAATTGTAATTTGTTGGCTCATGGGGTTAATGTTTCTGCAAACCTAAACAAAAAACCAACACGCAAATGTTAATAAGTGTTAAAACAAAAAGCCCCAACAAATGTCGGGGCTTTTCGATACCATGAAACCAAAAAAGGCTTATTCAAAAATACCAGCGGGGGCGTTGTACAGAACGGGGAATTCGTTCGGTGCTGACTGCCAACCAAAGGCAACCATGTATTGCTGAACATCGTTCTCATCTGCTTTAGCTGGCTTGGCGATGCAACGTACTGGCTGCTCAACAACTCGGATTTCGTCCTCCTCATAGTAGAACCAAGCCAATTTGTACTTGCCGATTGTGTTCAGCGTTTCGTAGAACGTGTCATTGCTGCTGTCCACGTTTGCGTCCATCACCGAAAGGGTATGGTTGAACTTGGTCAAGATGTCAGGCGTACCTCTGCGTGGGTTGGTAATGGTAACCTCTTCCGCTTCGGGATAGTTGGCCTTGATTTCCTTGATGATTGCAACGTCGCCAGCGGCAATAGCGGCAGTCCATTCGGCGGCATCGGTGTAATCCAAAAAGGTGTAGTCATTGTCAATAACGGCAACGGCAGAAATGCCCGTTAACCGATTGATTTCGCAGACGTTTTCGCTGTAAACAGGCAAATTGTCAAAACAAGAATAGCTCATATTTGTAAAATTTAGTTTCTCAAAGGTAGTAAGCACGCTTTAAACCTTCGCCCATTTGTCGCTATAATCGTACATTTGTAGCTATGAACGTGTCCCAACTTTCATTGGCCGAACTTTTCGACCTTAAATCTGCGGTGAATAGCGAACTGAATCGCCGCATTTCGCTGGCTGCCGATGACTTTCTTTGGTCTTTATGTGCTTACTACGGCGTTGACTACAGCGAATTTAGGGCGGCAACACGGCGGCAATACTCCGACATTAAGCGTATAGCATCGTACTATTTCGTGGCCATGAAGGGGCTATCAAGCGGCGAAGCGGCAGAACTCATCGGCATAAGTAGGGTAACGGTTGGGCAGCACGTTCAGCGGGTTTTGTTTTTCAAGAAGAACGTACCCGGCAAATGGTTTAAAATTTACAACATCATTCAATCCACAACAAAATGAAAAAACCCGTAGCGGTAACAATCGGCATTGGCGAGCATTTGGCCTATGCTCAAAAGTCGGCAGAGTACGTGCGTAAACATCTCGGTCTTGAAACCCGAATAATAACCGATGAGCATTTGCACCTTGCTCTTGATTTGCCGACATTGGCTCAAAAGGTATGGACGCTTAAGTACAAGATTTGGGACATCTTCCCTGACCTTGATTTCATTATGTACCACGATTGCGACTGGCGGCCAGTACGGGATTTCAACATTATGGATTTTTTACCCGAACCAAATGACCTTTACTTTTGCCGTGATAGGCAAAACGACCACATAGAAGGGCTTGAAAAAAAGTACGGTCTAAAGCACAACACGTACTTTAATGCTGGCTGGTTTGTCGCCAACCGAAAACATAAGTCGCTGTTCGATTATTGCTATTCGAATTACCACAATTACGAAGTTGTATGGGGCGACCAATGCGTATCGAATCAGGCAATGAAAGGGTTGGTAACCTTGGCCGATAAGCGTCTAAACGTAATGGATTTGTACAAAGATTACCACGAAAGCGAAATACTTGCCTTTCATTCAAGTGGCAACTATGCATTTTATAAAGGCGAACCCGATTTGGATTGGAATACAACGGTACCCGAACGTATAATGTTATGGGACGATAGCGAAGCATGGGCAACATCACGGCAGCACTTTATTGAAATTTACGAAACGTGCAAAGCGTATCGTGGCGGCAAGGCATTGGAAGTAGGTACGTTTACTGGTATGGGTTCAATGTCGATGCGGCTTGCGGGAATGCAAGTAAAGACCATTGATGTTACCTATGAATTTCTTGAACGCTGCAAAAACCTTTGGTCGGCTTGGCACATCGACTTTCACAAAATGAGCGGGGAAGATGAATTAAAATCTTCTGAAAAGTACGATGTTATATTCCACGATTCATACCACGGAAATTCCGTAATACCTGAACTCGTTTTGTTCTTTATGGCAAAGCTAAACAAGGGCGGCAAGCTAATTGTTCACGATGTCGATGCTCTTGACCTTGACCTTTTGTTAACTGAACTTGGCAACCTTTACCCTAAAAAGAAAATCAAGCATACCGTTACAACCGATGAACGTGGCCGACAGCTTGGTACGTTTTGGGTTTTTTAGTCCTCGGCTTGTGGCTTATAAAACCCAGCGGCCTCGGCTCTGTCTTTAACATTCTGCGGCACATCTTCGGTTGCCACGGGAATTAACTGATGGCCGCAATTGTACCCGCCACGAAGCGACCAAATGGTGCTTGAATTTGTTGCCCTGTTCTTGCCGTCCCAAGTTAGCGATGCCCATGCCTCGACCTCTTTGGCGTGGAATATCTTGTTGTTACGGGCAGCACAAAAACTGCGTGTACCTTTCACATCAACACCAATGTACTCGTAAAACTCAAAGCCAAGTTCCTCGGTCATTTCGTTGATGACTTGGGCTTGGCTTATGGAATAGAAGTCGTAGGCGTTTTGCTTGGCATACCGTTCCATTCTGCCCTGAAAGTCGGCACTACCTTCAATGTTTTTTCGAACGTTCCGCAGCACTTGGCCGAAGTTCTCGCCCGTGGCAACGCTGTTTTCAATGACCTTGCGAAAGGCAGCGGCCGCATCGGCTGGGGCATTGGTTGATAGCAGTTCTAAGGTTGTGCTTTTAGCGTTGCCGAGTATGGCCTGAACGGCTGCACTTTGCGTGTATGCCTCGCCCGTGATTACGCCCATCAGCTTTGCCGAAAGGTCTGCACCCTCGCCCATGCTGCCAACAAAATCCCTCAACGCCTCGGTGTATTTCGGGTTGTTGTATGCGGCTTTCATCTTACCAGTAAGCGATTGCACCTTTGCAAAGTTGCCTTGGCTTATAATTACGTTGCCCGCTTCATCAAGGGTAAGGTCGGCCAACTCCGAAACCATCAAAGCAAACGCTTCACGCTGTGCCGCCTTTACGCCTGTAAAGAACGCATCGGGCACATCGTCCATGCTTTGAACGATTTTCTTTATAAGCCGTTCCTTTCGGGTCATTATAACGGGTTAACGATGTAACGCTGGTCTTTCTTCGCAACCTCGACAACGCAAGGGGCAATCTCGGCCGTATCGCCGTAGTCAGGCTCGTACTCGCCAATCTTCACGTATTGCACGCCGTTAACGTAGAAGTTACGGTGCATTAAACCTACCGCAATAGCTTGGTGTGCCGCTGGGAAGATAGCGTCAATGGCAAGTTCCTCAACCTTTCTTCCGTTGCTAAAGAAGGAACGCTGGTAGGAATCAACGCCCTTGCGTTCGTCATGGGCAAGGCTTACAATCTTGCCGTTCAATAGCCGCCCCTCAACGTACATTCGATTCGTGAATCCCGTATTGTAGGCATGGCCGAATGAATTTGTATCGTTGTTCCAAGTTAGTTCCGCTTCGCAGTCCAATTGTTTAACGTGGTAACATTCAGAACAGGCAAATGTTTCAGGCTGGAAGTTTTGAATCTTGTACTTTAGGGTAGCACAAAGGGTAACGTTGTTGTTATGGGCTTTAATGATGATGCGTTTCGGCCCAGCGGTCATGCCGAAGTTACTCAAAGTAAACGTATGCACACCGTTTGAACCGTGCGGGCTTGAACAAACCTGCCCAGAAAGGTCGTTATTTTCAATGCAAACCTGAACATTGCCAGTAACGTGCCCGCTAATGGTTAACTCAAACTGCACATTTGTTACAATTGTGCTAATGTCGCAGCCAATCCCCTCAGCAAATGCCGAATTACCTTGCATGCTGCCATTAAAACAAACCTGAGTGCCGTCTAAGCTAATGCCAGCAGCTATATTGGTGTTCCAATTGCCCACCTCCCCAATGGTTTGAAATACAGAACAGCCCGCATCTTCGCTTAGGCAAACCGAAACGTCGCAACCTTCGGGCAGTTCAATACACTTTTCAATGATGCCGTTTTGCAAGCCCCCACCCGTGTAGGTAAATGGTGTCCATGCCCCGCCGTTCACGCTGTATGCGTAGTTCTTTTTTACCAAATAAGCCTCGCTATTGCATAAAGAAAGGCAACCCGTGAACTCCCCCGTTGTTATAAACTGCAATCGGTTAATGTTAAATGGTTCACCGAAGTACCAATCGAATGTTCCAGGCGATGCAATCGGCAGCGTGTAAAGGGTAGCCCCAAATGCGGCGTTTAACGATGCCGTGCCTTGTGAATAGTTGCTGACCTCAAACGTGCCACGATACCAATTGCCAGCCGTACCAACTGGGAATGGTATTTGAACCTCGCCATCGAACCTATTAAAACAAATTGAATGGTCAGCCAATATACTAACGTTGTCAATTTCGCCAAGCGATGCAACAGTAAGAAATAGCCCATAAATTGCGTAACCTTGCCCCACTGTAAATGCATTAGGCCCGCTTGGAGTGCCACCTAAAAAAAGAATAGTTGGGTTAACTGTGGTTACTACAAAAGTGTCGCCAGTTGTCGTATTTCTTACCAATTGATATAACAATATACCACCTGATACGAAATTTGCAGTTGAATCAATAAGCCTTGTCGGGCTTGTTGATGTTGCCGTACCCGTGTCAATCGGTAGGCAAGTAATTAGGTTGCTGCCCGTTTCTCCCGCCTTGAATTGAAAACAAAAGTCCTCGCTTGAATCCCAAGGTAGGCACATGGGGGAAGCGTAAAAGCCGCATTCTTGTGCTATCTGCTCATTGAATGATAGTTCGCCCTCGCCGTAGAAAATGGGGCTGCTGTAAGGTATCGGTTGTGCGTTTCTAATTGCCATAATACAAAGGTATGTTATTCGGGTTCACCTTGGCTGTTCAGGTCTTCAAAGTTCGGCGGCACTTGGTCAACTAATCGGCCCGCCAATTGTGCCTCGGTTTCACCTGAAAGTAATTTGCGTGTCATGTCAAGAATCCACATGTTTCGCCCCTCGCCCGCATCGTTGACCTGATACTTTAATTGGCTGAAAGGCGATGCGGATATTTGCTGCCATGTAGGTAGCGGAAGGTTGCCCGCCCATTCGTTTTTTAGTAGGTAGTTGTTGCCGTCTTGAACCTCAACCGCATCGCCGCCCGTTACGTTGGTAAAACTGATTGTAAAGTGGCTTATTTGTTTAAGGTAAAGTTTTGCAGAATAAAATGGATTGTTTTCCGAAAACTCAAGCGTTACAAATACCTTGTCAGTTGCATTAAAAATTATTGGCACTCCGCTTGATACTTGCATTTGAAAGGTTTTTAATAGTGCCCCAATTAAGTCGCCCTGTACTGCTGCATCGTAGGTATTTAAAAGCGTTACCGTTGAAAGGGTTGCATCGCCCCGCCACAATCTCATCTTTAATACCGTTGTATCTGCCAAACTGAATCCAGTTCTATCAAGAACACAATCAATCAAGGAATAAAAGGTATAAAAACCAGTAACGGGAATTGTATATTGAAAGGTAATGTTGTTGTAATTGCCGCCGCCGTCAAACGCTGGGGCTATCGAATCGTTATCCCATTGGCAATAAAACTGATTTGAAGGTATTAAACCAGTTCCAAAAATCCCTGTTGATGTTCCGTTCCAGTTGATACCCCCAGCGGCGGTGTCTGCAATAAGCTCAAGCAAATCAAACTGAAATGCCGATGATGCCAATGGCGGCTGCTGAACATACGGCCCTGAACTATTGGCATAAAACCCAGCGGTAAAAAGGTTTTGATACTGCTTAAAAATCGTGGCGGGCAAGCCTGTAAAGTTGTTTATCAATACATTTTGGTTGCTAATGTCGCCGTTCAAATAGTATTCCCCGCTAAAATACAACGTGCCTTTTTCGTCCCAGTCAATGCCGTTGTGCTTTCGGCATATCACGTAAAACACTTCGTTATCTTTGCTGCTGTCAGGGCTCGCCAAGCCTTGCTGCGTTTGGGTGTAGTAAATTAGGTTAGTGTCCGTAATTAGAACTTGCATTCTTAGGTCAAGTTCCTTGTCAACGTTGCTTGCATAACTCATGGCAAATTGCTCCTCAAAGGTTGAAAGGAACGGCGTAAAAGCAAAATACCCGTCAAGGTCTTCGTCCTTGCTCCCAAGTCGAACGCACGAATATAGGGTATCGGCGTTTATCATTTCCTTTACAGGCGTGGCCACGTGCTGGGTGTTTATTACGCCCGATTGCCGTATATCGTCAAAGCGTTCAACACGAAGTCGAAGGTTGCCTACGGAATCCCTTTCAATATACTGAACCAAGTTGTATAGCTTGGCAAGGTCGCTGTATAGGTACTCAAATGATATGTTTGGGCCGTATTGTTTTACGCCGTCCCGTAATGCTTCGCCGCTAAATAGGTAGCCTTGATTAAGCACGTTTTGAACTGGGTCTAAATACTCCTGTAATGCGTCGGAATAAAAGCCGATTTGGTTGTCGGTCATGGCCGCTACAAGGAATTTCATAGCCTCGTATCTGCTCCAGCCTGTTACCGTGTTTGGAAAGTAAATAAGCGGCGGCGTTGGTAGGTTGTTCAAGACCTTGATTTGGGTTGAACTTGCAACCCCTGTAATGTTAGTGCCGTTCTTTGACCGCCCTGAGCCGATAATAAATTCAATGCTTTTGTTGTTTTCAATCTTGGCAAAGAACGAATTGTCCACAAGTTGAATTTCAACCGTTTGGGCGTATAAATCAAAGGTGCAATCGGTAACGAATACAAGGCCATGCAATACGGTTTCCCATACCCCAGCATATTCGTCAAACCTTGATAGGGTGCAAGGTACTTGGGTGTCGTAATCGGTACGCAATAGGTTTTGAAAGTAGCGGAATCCTTGGCCGCCCAATAGCACCGTGCCCGTTATCTCCTGAAGGAATGCCTTGCGTTCAATATCGTACCAAATGTGTTCCGATAAATCGTTCAGGTCGCTTATCGTGTCGGGCGTGTAGTCAATCCCGTTTATGAATAATCTTGCGGTCATGCTCCCCTAAGTTTTTTGCGTGTTTGTTTCAGGTTTTCAAAGCCCACTCGTTGGATTGCCGTTTGTTCTTTGATTGCCCTAAATAGTCGGTAGTCATCAAAGCCGCCAGTCATTTGCAAGGCCATTGAAGCTGCAATCTTGTCGGCAAAGTCGGCCTCCATTTCACGTTGCTGCTCCATCAAAGCGGGGCTGATGAATTTCTTGTGAATGTAGCTGTCAAGGTTGCCGTCAATCCACGATTTGGCAAGGCCCGGATACTGCAAGTTCTTCCCAGTTGGGATAATCGCTTCGCCCTCGTGAGCCATTACGGGAATGGTGTCTTTGCCCCTTGGGTTGCTGCCCAACTGCAAATAGTCCGTACCCTCAAAGAACTTGTAAGGGTTGGGCTGGGCTGCGATGATGCCGATTTGCAATGCTCCGAATGCCGCTGCCGCTGCCGCCGCCGCTGGGGCTGCTGGGGCGAATACCAAGGCTGTTGAAGTAAAGGCGTTCAATGCCGCCTGTGCTGAAGACATTATCGCTTGAATTATTTGGCTACCTCGGCTGACCTCGAACTGCTCGGCTAAGATTGCGTTCTTCTTTGCCTCGTATTCTTCCTCGATGCGAAGCCGCTCCTCGGCGGTTAGGTTTTCGTTGGCAAGCCGTTCGTTCTTTTCTTTCTCAAGGTTGTTTAATTGCAAATCAAAGTAGCCGTTCAATGCGTCCATTGCTGGGCCAAGCACCGAATTGACCGCACCAAAGACCTCGCCCATTTTGGTTTCAATCTCGCCTACTTTTTTAAGTGCGTCTTGCTTTGCCTTTTCTTGAATTGTTATAATTACTGGAAGTTCAATCGGCTCTTCATCAGTAAATGAGCCAAGGCTTTCACGGTCTTTTTTTGCCTTACTCAATTCAGCGTCAATAAGGGCATCTACACCCGCTGACAATGACGAATCGATTGCCTTGTCTAATGCCTCAAGGTCGCTATCGTCAACAATGCTACCCCTTACTTCTTCTAATTTGCTTTTGAATATTGCCAGTTGGTTTTCAAGTTTTGAAATCGCCTTTTGATATTCGCCCGCCTTTTCAATATCGCCAGCAAACGTGGCGTTTTCTTGTGCGGTTTTAAGTTTGCCAAGTTCTTCGTTTAGCTTTTCGATTGCCGTCTTTGCTATTTCCTTGGCCTTGGTGTCTTCCTTTGTTTTGTCGGTGTTTGCCGCTGTTGCATCGGTGCTTGCATTGGTTGCATCGGCTGCTGTCTGTGCCGTTTGCCCGTAGGTTAATAGTGAACCGCTTGCCGTTTGGGTTTTTTTGCTTAAGCCGCCCATGTCTTGGCTAAGTTCTTTGATACCTTTTTTAGACTTAACAAGCTCTACAGAGTTTTGATTTAGTGTTTCGTTTTGATATTTTGTTTCAATTGAAATTGTTGCTTGAATCTTTTTAAACTCCTTTCCAGCCTCTGCGGATTTTTGTACAGCATCTGCGTAATCAACAAATTTATCTGTATTAGAAAATATGCCTTGCCTAACTTTTTGTATTTGTTTACTTGAAAGCCCCATTGACTTGGCCACGCTTGTCATAACAGCGTCTACATCATTAAAAACTCCAATAGTTTGCTTGCCTGACTTTAATTGCTTTTCAAATTCATCAAGCAACTTTGCATTTACCCCAGTATTTTTCCCAAGCAACTCTGTTCTAATTGAAATTGCCTGTGCCTCGGCTTCAATTTGCTTTTCCGATGCCTTTTGTGCAACCGCTTCTGCAGCCCTTAATCTAATCCTGTGTTCAAAAGAAGTGTTTGCTTTATCAAGTGCGGATTGCAATTGATTATTAAACATTGCCTCATCTTTAAGGTCTTGAATTGCAACTGGGGAAAGTTCGTTAAAACGCTTCAGCAACCTTGCCCTTTCCTCGCTTTGAGGGTTGGTGTTCTTTAATGCCTCGCCAACCAAATTAAGTTCGGCTTGTTCTTTGCGTAGGTTTTCGGATGCTTTAGCAGAAATCTCCTCTAAGTCCTTTTGCAACTCCGTAACACCGCTGAACATATCCAAAAGGTCAGGGCCGTATGCAATCAATGTGGCAACCGCCGTAGCGATTAAGCCGAATGGGTTTGCCATTACCGCCTTGCTCAACCCTTGAACGCCGCCAGTTGTAGCCTTTAGTATTCCAGTAAGGCCGCCCATGTCTTTTATCAACGTGCCTAACTTAAACGCACCGAAAGCCGTGGCGGCTACCGCAATAGCCTTGCCTAAATTGCGTATGGTATCGGCATCGACACCTTCCATAAAGTCCCGAAGCCCCTCGGCAGCGTCAAGCAAAACAGGCATTAAAGCGTTGCCAATTTCAATCTTCACGTCTTCAAATGCGTTCTGCATCAATTGGAATTGTGCATCTGCGGTCTGGGCTTGCTTTTCAAATGCCACGTTAACCGCATTTGCCCCCGTGGTCATGTCGGCCAAGGTAGCGGTGTATGATTCGTTAACTGTGCCGCCCAAGGCAAGGATAGCCGATGCCGTTTCGACGCTGCCAGTAACCTGTGCAACGGTCATGCCCGATGCCTCGGCTTCCTCTTTAATTAACTTGAACGCATTTCCAAGGCCGCCCGATGTTTTGATTAAATCAATGCCGTCCTTGGCTCCCAGTTGTTTAAATATCTTGGAAAGTTCCGTACCAGGCTTTTGCATTTCGGTCAACGCCTGTTTCAATTGCGTTTGTGCTGCGGCGGCTGGGGTACCCAAGGTGGTGATTGCGGCGGTTGATGCTTGTAAGTCGGCAAGAGAAACCCCAGCGGCGGCGGCGGCTGGTGCAACTCCGCCAAATTGTGCGGTAAGTTCGGCCAATGTGGTCTTGCCCGCCTTTACGGTCTTAAATAAAATGTCGCTTATTTCATTTGCCGATAGCCCCTCAGCGGCGAATGCATTGACGGCCGATGTCATTATGTTTGCGGCCTCGGCAGTTGTTGCTAAACCCGCAACACCTAACTGGGCTGAACTTTCAAGAACGGCCATAGCGTCCTCGGCCGAAACCCCAGCGGAACGCACATCGTACAAAGCTGATGACAATTGCCCAAGTTCAACAGGCGTTCGGGCTGCAAGTTCCCGTACTGATTTGCCCATCGACTCCATGCTTTCCACGTTGGTGTCAACCAGCGTGGCCACGTTGCCCATTGATTTCTCAAATGCTGATGCCGCTTGTACGGATTCACGGCCAAAATTTACAATCTCTTGAACAGCGAACGCCGCAGCAATTGACTTGCCTACGTCTTTAAGGGTTTCCTTGAACTTGTTGGCCGATGTACCGCTGTCATCTAAGGCTTTGCCTGTTTTCTTTGCGGAATCCGCAGCGGTTGACTCAACGACCTTTAGCTGCTTTTTGATTTCGTCCAGTTCCTTTTTGAACCCTGCTACTTGGGCCTCGTACTGAATTATTATTTTGTCGATTGCCATCGGCTTGCTTGGTTTTTAGTTTTAGTAAGCGAACAAAATCGTTGATTGTGCCTGTGGCCATAAGTTCAACGAATTGCGAATGCTCAGCATTACACAAAAATAAGCAATCGCTGTCGAAGTCGCTTAGCCAATTGAAGACCGAATCTCGCCAAGAATTGATTGAAAGATTGCGTTCTTTTTTTGCTGGTGTTGGTCGCTGGTCTGCCATAGTTGCTGCCAAACGGCGGCCAGTTGCCCGGCATTGGGCAAGAATTCGTTTATGCCAGCGGACAAAAAAAAATCATGGCTTGTAAACTCACGCTTGAACAGCCGTAACTTTTCGGCCTGTATGCCCTCGTTTATCTCGAATGGGTTTTCATCGCCACGTATCAAGTTCAATGCGGCCAGTTCGACAATCAAGTCGGTATGCAAGCCAAGTTCCTTATGGCGGCTTTCGGCTTCTTGTATGGCCCATAGGCATTGCTGTAAGCCCTTGCCCCTATCCTTGCGGCTTTGCCCTTCAATAGCGGCCACAACGCTTTCACGTGCGATGCTAAGAATGTTCATCAGTTCGGCCGAAGTCAGGCGGTTGTCAAGTTGAATTAACACCGCTTGAATTTCCTTGTAACGTACCAACGGCACGTCGCCCGAATCCCTGAAGCGGTAATACTTATGGCCGTCCATTTCAACCATGAATTCGCAACCCGCTTTCCAGTTCTTTGAATCGGGCTTTAGGGCAACCAATACCGCATCGGGGTGGTTCTTAACTAACCAGTTCGCTAATTTACTTATGACCATTTGGCAAGTTTTAAGATGATGCCGTTAAACCCAGCCAAGCAAATGACGAAGATAGGCCAGCCCATAAGTGTCAATAGGTCGGTAGTGTTGCCGTTTATCAGGTGTTGCCCCCAATACGCCAACGTGCCGTACACCGAAGCCATGCACGTAGGGCAATCGACAAAGGGTTTGGCAAGTTCAGGGAAGCGGCTAATGAAAAGCCAGCGTAGTTCATCGCCAATCATGCCCTCGGCGGTGGATAGCCATACGCCGAAGATGAACATTGATGTAAAGAAAAAGGTTTCAATCATGGTTTTTAGTTTTTGGTATGGTAAAGGTAGTTAAACTGCCTGAATGTTCTGCGTAGTCGGGGCGGTTGTATTGCTTCGCCAAAAGTACAGCACGAAGCCAACGTGTATGTTGTCAATCAGCACATAATTTGCAATGTCATCGTTGTTGGCCACCACGTGCAAACTAAAAAGGTTGTTGCCGTTAAAGAACAGGGCGTTGGTTTGCAAGGCAATGGTCGCAAGGCCAGCCCCGTTGGTTACGATGTCGTACTTAATCGTTGTTTCGCTTCCGATGTTAGTAATATAAACATCATAAGCCGTTGAAGCGGCTAATGTGCCGATGTTTAGGTTAGCGGTTGCTTGGCAGTTGGTTGGTGCGGCCAATACTTTGGCAGTTGTTAAATCTTGAATGCAAACTGGGTTCATTGTGCTTGGCTAAATTTGTTCAAATATACGGCAGAATCGTTAAAGCAAGGCGAAGCAATTTTGATGTACGCTTCTTTTTTGCCCAACAATCCGTTCCAAAGTTTTGCACCAAACCATTTGCCCGGTCGTTGCCAATACCCAACGACGCTTATTTGGTAGTCGGTGGTTAGCGTTACCTTGGCCGCTGAATCGGGGTGCAATAATGCGGTCAGCTTTATGCAGTTGGTGTCCACCGTAAAGGTTTGAATCGGGCATGGCAAAAGGTAAATATGCCAGCGTTTAACCTCGACCTCAAACGTGTCGGTTTCGGTTCGCCACTTAGTGTGGTACACGAACTGCACCTTGCCGCTTTTAATGTTAAGGCTATCCAGCAGACGTTTGTTCTCGGCGGTCAATTGCTCAACCGTCAAGTTCAAACGCCTTGCTGTGCTTCCCGTTGTTTGCTGGATTGCCTCGTAATTGCTCTTATGCCTCTCGGCCTCGGCTTTGTGATTGCATGATTGCTTCCCAAGTATCAATGCGGCTGCGATTGCGATAAGACCGTAATGCCTTGATATAAAGCCAAGCCAGTTCATCGTACTTTGCGGTCAATGATGCGGAAGTTCTCCACGCTGAACTCCCCATCTTCATCAACATCAACAATGGCTGCCCCATGATTCCATTTCGTGTAAGCGAACGGGCGGTATGCTGGTTGCAAGTCGCATAAGCACCCCATTGAAAAGCAAGCGGTCGGGTCCCCGTTCAGGTTGTTTTCGTGGTGTTCACTTGTTTGGTGGTTATGCCCAGCCAGTACGCTTGACTTACCACGAAGGAATAACCCCCGTGCTGGGTTAACCGGGCTGAATACCGACTCGCCAAACTCATGGCCGTGCAGTACACTTAGCTTGCCAAACTTGGCGTGTTGGCGGCTGTCGATTAACTCGATTTCAAGTTCATCAAGGCCGAGGGCGGCTTTCAGTTGCAGACCTGGCAGGGTAATAAGTTCAGGTGCGTTTTGAAGAATGTACCTATCCCATCTATCTTCATGGTTGCCCAGCTTATAAAACACGGGCAGCCCAAGGCTAACCAAGCCTTGCAGAAAGTCCCTTGCCATTTGCACCTCAACTGGTGCGGACATTAACGCTGGGTCTTTTTCCCAGCGGCTTATCTTGGCAAAGTCAATCAAGTCGCCGTTAATGTAGATAGCATCAACCCCGTTTTTAACCCCGTAGTCGATTGCGGTTTCAAATGCCGAAACTTCATGGTAGGGTAAATGCAAGTCGGATATTACAAGCGGCTTGCGTATGTTTTTAGGCAAGTGCCATGTTTCCTTGCTGGTCTTTTCGCCTCGGCCCATGAATGCTTGCATATACTCGCTTGGCTTCATCTGCTCCGGGTTGTATAGCTTTTCCCTTAGCTTGCCGCTGCTTGTTGCAAAGCCCCTTTGTGTATCGCCTGTGGCTCCCGAACGGTATCGGATTGAACATCGCACCCTTTCCACCTCCTCGTTGGTTTGCTCAAATGCCCCCGGGTTTTCCATTACAATTTTGCGGGCAAGGGTACGTTTAAAGAATCCCGCTTCTTGCGTGTCCACGTAACTTTCAATGATTTGCACCTGTTGTTCAGTCATGGTTTTGTAAAATTGTTTACCCGAAAGTAGGTATTTTCCAATACCCTACAAGTTTTTTAACATTTCTTAACGGTTGCCCACCAAGCCCGTGCATCGAAACATGGGCAGGCTTTGGCAACATTTGGGAAGTCCCGATGACCTAAGACCTCAGCGTTTGGGAACTTTGCGGTTAGCTTGGCCACTAATTCGGCCATTGCTTGCTTTTGTTCCTTCGTGCGGTTGTCGGTAGGCTTGCCCTTCGCATCAATGCCACCAATGTAGCTGATGTTAATGCTGTCGTGGTTGTGGCCTTTTACACCGTTGCTTGTCTTTTCAATAGGCCAATTGTCCACTACCTTGCCGTCCCGTTCGATGATGAAATGGTAACCGGGCGAACCCCAGTTAAGCACCTTACGGTGGTATCGGTTAATGCTGTCAGCCGTTGCCTTTATGTTGCTGGCTGTTGTGTGCAAAACGATGTGGTTAATTGGTCGCATTGTCAAATGGGGGTTGGTTAACTTCAAATTCGGTAGGCTCGCCAAGGACAGGCACAAGGCTTTCATCATGGGTAATGTACCAAAATGTAGGCTCATCTAAAATTGCACATTGATAATCTACCCAATATTGAGTAGTGTCTTCAGGAGAAACAGGAATGCCATAATAGTCAGAGCAATCTTTTCTTGCCTTTTGAGCATCTGCTTCGGTTAAATATTTATATCCTAAAATTGTCATAATGTAATTGAATAATGCGTACTCATATCGGTTTCAATTGACGCTTTAAAACCGCTTTGTTGACTTGTTGGATATACTATACATTCAGACATTTTACCTAAAAACCATCTTCCAATAAAAGTTACATCACTTATGCCAAACTTTTTAGTAAGAGCTGATGATGCGAAAGAAGATAAAATGTGCGGGTTTAAAATGTTATTTGCTGAAGTATGTAAGTTGCTGTTAAAGTACATATTGCTTCCATTTGTAAAATCATAGAAATCTGTTACTGCTGTACTTGGGGTTCTCCAATAGTTAGGAGAAATAGAACGAATCCAAGGGCCAAACCCTTGACCTGAATGGTCAAATGAAATGAGGGATTGAAGCTGATTGTATGTGACAACCTGAGCAACCGTGAAAATACTTTGTGCAGTAACATTTTGCCCAGTTGTTCCTGTAAAAGTATTTGATAGGTAATTTATTGTAGGTTTAGAATTTAATGTTTCTAAAACCCCCGACAAAACAATTATTGGTTGGCCAGCCGCTGAAGATTGAACGCTGTTCTTTGAATTGCCACTTTGGTCATAAAATGTAGTAACAAAACCATTGCCGTTGCCGCAAAAACTTAGCAAGGCGGCGGTATCTAAAACCCCATTAACAAATCCGATGTTTTGCTCAGTATTGTCGCTTGACCTACGAACACGAATTGCAGAGCCAGCGTATGCACTTCTTAATTTCCTAAGTGAATATGCAACAGAAGCACCGGGGTTTACATCAAGCAAAAGTTGTACTGGTGGCAATCCACCACTCATCATACCTAATCGAATACTTCTCATATTAAATGGCTGGCGTTATGATGTACCCTACATTTGTGCCGCCCATAAACCAAAACGCAATCACGTTTACTTTGGTTAGGTCGTAGCTTGCAGTACCAAACTTAATTGCCGTGCCTCCTGTTACTGTTATGGTCGGGGCAACACTATCATCGTGGTAAAGTATTTGGTCAACACCTCGCACGGCACTTGTTAAACTAACCGTTATGTTGCCCGTTTGGGGCGTGCCATAGCTGCCGTATTCTTGCGGCGTAACCAATGCAATAGAAACGCCCGTTGTGGTGGCAGTTGTGTTTTGCTTGCCTCCCAATCCTGTATCAACATAGCCTTTGGTTGCCGCATCAGTTGAAGATACAGGCGTAGTTAGGTTTGTTAGTCCTTGGCTGCCCATGTTTAATGCACCCGTCATCGTGCCGCCTGATTTGTCAAGTTTGGCTGTTAAACCAGTATCAACATAACCCTTGGTTGAAGCATCGGTAGAAGCCGAAGGCGTGGCAAGATTCGTTAAACCTTGCGAACCCATGTTAATCCCCCCTGTCATCGTGCCGCCCGCTTTTGGTAAAGCATTGTTGGCGGTTGTTTGTGCGGCATTTGCGGCTGATTGTGCCGTAGATGCGTTTGAAACTGCTGTGTTTGCTGTTGATTGTGCGGCTGCTGCGGCAGAATTAGCAGATGAAACGCCCGTGTCAACATATCCCTTGGTGGCTGCATCTGCTGAATTGCTTGGGGCAGCAAGGTTTGTTAATGCTTGTGAACCCATATTTAAACCCCCAGTCATTGTTCCACCAGCCTTTGGCAATGCGGCATTGGCTGTTGATTGTGCAGCGTTGGCTGTTGAAGTTGCCGAATTTGCCGTTGATTGTGCGGCGGCGGCATTAGTTACCCCTTGAGTTGCCGTTGATTGTGCAGCAGCGGCAGCAGAATTGGCGGTGGAAACGCCCGTGTCAACATATCCTTTTGTAGCTGCATCTGCTGAATTGCTTGGCGTAGCAAGGTTTGTTAATGCCTGTGAACTCATGTTAATTCCTCCAGTCATTGTTCCGCCAGCTTTTGGCAATGCTGCGTTGGCTGTTGATTGGGCAGCAGTTGCGGTTGAAGATGCAGCAGTTGCCGTTGAAGATGCAGCGTTGGCTGTTGATTGTGCAGCAGCAGCATCTGAAACCCCTTGGTTTGCTGTTGATTGAGCAGCAGTTGCAGTAGATTGGGCAGCGTTGGCTGTTGAAGATGCGGCAGTTGCGGTGCTTAATGCACTCGCAGCATTTGTACTGGCTTGCGTTGCATCTGATTGGGCATTGCTTGCCGTTGTTTGTGCAGAAGTTGCTGTTGATTGTGCTGCGGTTGCGGCGGCGTTAGCAGCAGCCGCATTTGAAATCGCAGTAGTCGCATCGGATTGGGCAGCGTTGGCAGCGGCTAATGTTGAACTCATCAACATTTGCTTTGTCATTTTTTTGCTCGTATTGCTTTGAACAACGTATAAGAAATCGCTGTCGTTGCTGACGCTTGCAAATGGTAATTGCGTAACCTTTTGATTTGCCATTATAGTGTTATTTGAGTATTATTTTCGTTTAGTAGAAAGTTATCGTTTTCAAGCAGCAACAATCCAACATCGGCTGTGCAAGATGCACCAATGATGCAGTTTAAATCGCCCGTTATAATTAAGTCCACCTCAAGCATCGCAGCCCCCATGTCAAGGGGTAAGCGTAGGTCGATGCCCTCAAACACATCGTCAAGGGTTTCGATGCCGTACTGCCGATTGCGTACAATGGTTTTGATGCGGTCAAGCCCAAGTGTAGACCGTAGGCTTGGAATGTTGTCGAAGCTAACTGCCTTTTGAATCGCAAGCAAAATGTACTGCTCAAGGTATTGCGTATCGTTTTGCCATACCGAACGGCTGCCAACCCAATGGAATTTCAATGGTATGGTAATCTGCACCCTTTCTTTGTTGGCCCGTATGCGGTCAAGTAGTTCAATGTCCTCAGCACCGTTCTTTAGCCAAAACATCATGCCGCCCTTCCAGTCGAATCGGCTCACGTAGTCAAGGCTCCCGTTGCCCTCGTATATTGCTGGGAAGGTACGTGGCTCGCCGTTCTTGTTTACCTCGGTTACAAGTTGGCATAAAGGCCGTGATACCGCCGCAATGTTGGGCAGTTGGGCATTCAGGTAATTAAGTATGTCCGAAATCATTGGAACAAAGTTAACAAGAATTGGCGGGCCTTCTCCCTGAATAGCTGTTCTTCCTCGCCGCTGAACTTAAATGCCTCGCCATATTTGTCCAAAAGGCCGTCCACCTTGCCTTTCGGGTTGGCTGGGGTATAATTAAACCCTGACGTTATAAGCACCCCGCTGTTGCTAAACTGGACATCGGGGCGAACTAAACTGCCCAAATATGCCTGAGCAAAGAAGCGAAATAGAACCATCTTGCCTCGGCCAAGTTTGCGTTTGAATTGCTTGTACCCGCCCTCATATTTACCCGCAGCAGTTGCAATTGGCGAAGCCGAAGCACTTATATATATCGCCTTGGTTGAATAGTCGGGCTTAATATCCCCGCCGCCGTCATCTTTGCCGTCTTGAAATATGCGTTTGTGTTGCAACCTACCGACTGCCGAAGCCGCACCGACCAACTCCCTTGGGTTCGTCATTTTGCGGCTGGCTGCGTTTAGCTTTGCAATGTACTGGTCGGTAGTCATTTGCCCGTGATACGCTTGATTTCGGCTTCCACCGCCGTCAATAGTTCGTATCGGCTGCAACTCTCAAGGCCGTGGGTGGACTTTACACCGTACTCTAACTTATCGCTGCCGTTGTAGCATACGGTTAGGCAAATGATTGGCAGTTCGGGTTCAAGGCGGTGGAATACCATATCGCCCGGCCAAATGTCATTGATTTCAAATAGTTGTTTTGCGTGGTCTTGCATGATTCAAATATAAATCAATTCAAATAAACGTGGCGGTAATTTCGCCAAGTTGTCATTAAACGCACAAACGCCCCATGTTTCGCCCCTTATAATTCCACTTACCTAAATATGAACTGCCGATTGTTGGCGTGTAGGTCGTACCGCAAGCAGTCCAAGGCATCAGCACGTTTGTCAACCTTGGCTCGGCTGCCTTTGTCAACCCCGCCATCGGGTAACGCTTTTACAAATTCGCAATCCCGAATCAGTACCTTGCATTTCGGGTTAATTAGCACCTCATCGTAGTTGCTGAAGATGCTGTTGCACAGCCGCCGTGATTCTTGATGGGGCGGGTTTGACCTCGGCACAAGTATATTGTTCGGCGATACCCTCATGCGGTCAACTATTTCACTCCACATATTCTGCCCCACCTTTGCGATGACCGACTGGGCACGGCCCGAAGCATCGCCAGTAATGAAGTACAATCGGTTTTGCACTTGTGCTGGTGTTCGCCTGAATATCTCCTCGGCCATTGCCTCGATAAACGTGCGGCCTTGCACTTGGTCAGGGGTTAAGGTAATTTCATCGAAATAGTGAATGTATTGCTTACCATCAGCGTTTCGGCCACGGTGGGCTAAGATAGCCGTGAACGGGTTGTTGTTAAAGTCAATCGAAACGTACACGGGCTGCATGGTATCGTATGCCGCCTTGCCACCGATATGCTTGGCACGTTCAAAGCTGTACAGCCAGTTTAGCCCATTCATGGTAACCCGTTCGGCCATGACCTCCCGTTTAAAAGTCAAAGCATCGTATGTCTTTGCCAATTGCTCAATGTACCCCTCAGGCAAATTCGCCTTGTTGTCATAGGTTGTGCCAATGGTGTGCGGTATTGCTTTCTCGCCCCATATCATTTCATCAATGTCAGCGTTGTCCATTGGCGGTGTCATAGTCCACAGCGTTCGTGGGAACTTAGCCCCCGACATACGGCCAAGCACGATGTTCAGCGAATTTATTGCGGCGTCTTGCACCTCATCGCCCCAGCACCAACCAAGTTCAATGCCTCGTATCATTGTTTCGATGCTAAAGGTTATGACCTGAGCCCCGTTCATGAACGACCAAACGCCGTTGTGCTTTTCGAACTTCGACTTGTAGCCGAAGAACCGCTCGGGGTCTTTGTTGGCCACGTAATGCTCGCCCTTGTGCAGACCATTGCTTTCCAGCACCTGAATAAACTCCGACAGCGTTGCGGTGTTTAGCTGGCTTACCGTGTTGCTGAATATCCCGCCCTTGGCTTCAGGGTAGTTGATGATGTTGTGTAGTGCCCAATGTGCTCCCGTAATTGTCTTGCCTGAACGAATGCCGCCCACATACGCAAACAGCCGCTCGGTTTCGCTTTCGACTATCGTGGCGTATTGCTTGCGGTTCAGCTTATACGCTTTCACTTTCGACGTTAAAGGTAAAGTTGCTCGGCCATTGTATCGACTCCCGCCTTTCTTCGTTGTGGCGGTTGTACCCTCGGCTCTTGCCCTTGTTGTTCAGGTAGAAGATAATCGCAACCGTATCGCCTTTGTTGATGCGTTCAATCAGTTTGCTTTCCACGAAGTCAAGCTGCACCTCGGTTAGTTCGTTTACCTTGGCGGCGTACTCCGCATCGTTCTCCATGTACTGGTAGTGGCTGCCCCTCGATATGCCGACTGCCTTGCAAGCCGTTGTAATGATGCCAAGGCTTTTTTCCAAGGCTTCGAGCATCAACTTTTTTTTAGTGTCTACGTTGCTCATATCGGTTGGCCGTTGCTCATTTGAATTTCACTTTAAAGCCCCTTGTGTTCAACTCGGTTAGTAGGTCTTCAAGTTGCTCGGCCGTACCCTCAACAAGTAGTGCATTCGGGTCAATATCTTCGCCATTGTCTTCGGGTAGTTCGCCATCAAGATGCGGTATATCCAATCCCCAATCGGTAAGCAAATCTGCGTCCCATTGGTTGGCCAGCATCTCCCAATCCCATTCGCCAAACCCAACATTGTCCTTGATGACAAATTCGGCCTGTTGCTGACGTGTCAAGTTTTCGGCAACAATAACGGGTACGGTTTCCCATTTCAGTTCTTGCATCGCCTTTAGCCGCATATTGCCGCCCAGCACAACCATTTCGGCGTTTACAATTATCGGCCGCAGTTTTGCCATGTCGGGGAACTCCCGCAGGCTTTTTACCAGCTTTGCAAATTTCTCATCACGAATAAAGCGTGGGTTGCCTTTGTTGGCCTTGACCTTTGAAATCGGTACGTTCTTAACCATTTTGAATTGTTTGCTGAATCAAAAGTACAAATTGTTCGACGGTTCTCACAATGTGGTAATCGCCCCCATGTTTCAAAGCCATCGTTTGCCATTCTTTTTGCCCTTCGCTTTGCGTCCCCTTGGCGGTCTTTAACTCAATGCCGTGTAGCTTGCCTTTGTAAAAGAACAGAAGGTCGGGCACGCCAGCAATAACGCCCATGCCCTTTAATACCCCGCCGTTTCGCTTATCAATCGCTCGGCCATTCGTATGCCATAAGTTGCAATAAAGGTCGGGGTAAGCCGCCCTGAAATACTTGACACAAGCAAGTTGTATTTGATGTTCAATGCTTTTGGGCATAATGCTTAGTTAATTTTTCAATCCGCAGCCAGTAAGGTAGGTATGTCGGGTTGCCCTTGTTGTGCTTTAAGTACGAAATGTGGGTATTCACAAAGGTACGAAGACAAATTACCTTTTCGCAGCCAATGGTTATCGGCTTGGCGGTGTCGAAATCGAAGTTAGCCCAAAACTCAGAAACGGTTTCGATGTTCATAGGGACAAACGTGTCCCCATGTACGGGACAACTCATCTCCATAACTCATCAATGTTTTGTTCACGAAGGTATTCCCGCAACTGCTCAGCAAGTTGAATTTGTTCTTCTGTTGCTGGCTTGCCGCTGAACGGGTTGTTGTTGTACTTGGTGATGTCCCGCAGCTTTTGGTCAAGGTCGTGCAGAACAACAAAGTATTCGCCGCCTTTAAGAGCAAAGTTGGCCTTGGCCTCTTCTTTGGGTAATTTGAATTTAAGTTTTAGTTTGGGCATGGCTGCGTTGTATTTGCTTCGTTAAAGGTACAAATTAGGGTTAATGAATGGTTGTTTGGTCAAGGTATTGCTTTACTTTTTAGGTCGTTCGGTCAAGTTATTGCTTTACGGCTTTTGCAAATTACCCCAAAACGCTTTGCGAAGTTCATCGGCCTTGCTTGGCGGTCGGTCAACTACCTTGCCTGCAATTATGCCCAGCTTTTCGTAAATGCTTTCACGTAAATGCTCAGGGCAAGGTACGGCTGGCGGCTCGGCATCGGCTGGTAATTCGGTCTGCGGCCATTGAGCAAAAGGCAAGATGTCAAAAACGCCTCGGTTGTCATCGCCGGGCATGATGATGGTTTCCCATTTTTTAAGCCGTGAAGCCATGCGGCCATCGGGTTCACCGTTGGTTGAAAAGCGGGTAAGTATTTCGGTTTTGGTGTTGTTGGAAATTATGCCCGTTAAGTGGTTGCCGTCCATTCGGCTTTCGATTATGTCATAAAGAATCGTATTCGCTCTGCCGTATGCCCCTACCGCTTCATCGCTGCCCACGTCATCAAGAATCAAAGCGGTGTACCGTGTCTTTTGAATAAATGCTAAGATAAACTCATCAGGGTTTTTCATGGCCGCATACTCACGAAACAAGTGCCGCATGTTGTAGTAAACGAACTTTTTGTCGGGCTGGGCTGCTAAGAACAATTTGGTGTAAATGGTTTTGCCTGTACCCGTATCGCCCGTTAAGAAGAACGGTGTGCCATTTTGAAATGCGGTGCAAAGCTGCCGAACTGCGGCGGCACGTTCTTTGGTTAGCCGCATTTTGTCAGGGCTGAATACCACGTTTGCAAGTTCAATTGCTCGGCGGTCAAGTGTTGGTTCGTGTAATGTTAGTTTCATGGTTGTAAAGTAAATTAAAATTTACGTTGTTTTAGTTTGGTATTCGTTTATTGCTTTGAAGATTTGATAAACTACTTGTGGCACGATGGCGTTTCCATAGGCTTTTATGGATTCGTTTCGGTGTTTTGGAATGGTAATTCCAACCAGTTCGGCGGAAAACCCATCATCTCGGCTACGAATCGGGGGTTGAGTTGGGAATTGCTCCCACCCCATTCTTTGGAATTGTTCGCTATTGTCCTCGTAAGATTTTGCTGCTTGTAAGTATTGCCCTTCACTTTGTCCCCTGTATCCCTCCACTCGCCCGAAACTGGTGTCGGCAACATTTGATTGAAGTCCAAAAAGTCCATCAGCCCGTTGGGTCTGCTCGCCCCCAGTTTTCTGCTCGCCATTGTTTCCGCACCTGACTCCTTCAATTTCTTTACCCTCTCCGAATGATGTATTTCGGAGGATATTGGCGTCGGCAATAGGCTCAACCTTGCCATTTGCCGTAGGTTGCAATGAAGGTTTATTCCCTTCTCGGCATATTTCTTCTTGTCCTTCTCCCAAAGTTCGGGGTGTCGGGCTGAGTTCCAATCGAAGCTCTCCGGGGTGGGGAGTAGTTCGGAATGCAACAAACCAAACCCTATCTCGTTTGTGGGGAGCAGAGTTGACACCCGCAGCTGGAAGTACATACGGTTGTACTTCGTACCCTTCACTTTCCAAGTCAGCCTGCACCTCTTCGAAAACCAACCCTCCTGACCAATTAACAAGGCCGAGAACGTTTTCGCCCACAACCCATTTCGGTTGAACCTCCCGAATGAGTCGACGCATTTCGGGCCACAAGTGGCGTTCATCTTCTTTTCCAAGTCGCTTCCCGGCGGCTGAGTATGGCTGGCAAGGAAAACCTCCTGTGAGAATAATGTCATCTGCGTTCCAGTTTGCTCCAAATCTTTGTGTGAGTTCATAATCTATCTTTTCAAAAGTTAGTGTTTTGATGTCATCGTGGTGGTAGGCGTTTGGCCAGTAGTAGTTAAGGGCTTGTCTGCCGAATGGGTTAATCTCGCAAGATACCACATTCTGCCAGCCAGCCCATTCCGCCGCTAACTCAAAGCCACCAATCCCACTAAAAAGGCTTATTAGTTTCATGCTTAAAATTGCGTTACGCCCTCGCTTCGGTTTTCAAGTTTTTTAAACCGTTCGGCACTTGCCTTGGCATCGGCTATCGTTTGCGGGTCTTGTGAAGGTTTACCAACGGGTAAAGCGGTGCTTTTGCCTTGGCTTGTTTGGCTTGTTTTCGCTTTGCGTGAATAAAGCTGTGCCCAACCTTTATCGGCTGCGGCCATAATTGCGGCATACATTTCGCTTTTGTTATGCCCTTGTATTTCGGCCTTTGAAATTTGCATCGACTTTTCGGTGATGACCTTCTTCTTTTGAAGCCATGTTTTGGTTACGCTGCGTAGGTCGGCATCGGTTTTGAAGTCGCCAAGTAAATCATCGATGAAGTTTTCACGTGTGTATGTGCCTTTACACTCTTTATCTACTCTTATATCTTCTCTACTCTTCTCTACTCTACTCTTCTCTATTGAACGTTCGTTGAACGTTTGTTGAACATTCGTTGAACGTTCGTTGAACCTTTGTTCAGCGGATGCCTTGCCAGCGTTGGACATTTTTTCACGCTTTTGCCGCCCTTCATTAAACTGAATATCAAGAAATTTAATGCCAATTTTATCGCCAATAGCCTCAACCATTTTCAATGCAACAAGGCGGTCGAAATAGCCATCGCATTCAAGCTCTGCATGCTCAACCGTCATCTCGCATTCGGCATTCCAATAGATGCAGCACAGCCGTAAAAATGCTACCTGAACCTCGCATGATTGCCGTGAAATGCGGCCCATCATCCAGTCGGCTGGGCTAAATTTAAACCAAGGTAGTTGTTTCATAATTCTACAAAAAAGCCACCTGTTGGGGGGCGGTAAAAACGGGTGAAAATTGGCAAGGTGGCCTCCGTTTCTACGCTACCCCCGAACAAATGGCGGGTTAAAGTTTATTCATTTGACCTTTTTAGCTTTTCACTGCTTGCACAAATATACAAAGAATTAACTAAATAGCGTGTTGCCGCTTTTTTCAATTTCGGTTTTTGCATATCCATAAATTTGAATGTCTTTTTTCTTTGCAATTGCCGAATCAAGAAGCCTTTTTGCATTAACATAGAATTCCTTTTTTATTTCAAAGCCGTAGGTCTTGCGATTTAATTCTATTGCAGCAAGCAAAGTGCTTCCGCTTCCTGCACATGGGTCAATAACCACGTCCTCTTCATCGGTAAAAATTTCAATTAACCTTTTCAGCAAGCCGACTGGCTTTTGTGTCGGGTGTATTTTTTCGGTTTCGTTATCACGTTCCCAGTCGATGCAATTAAAAATCATTTTTCCTTTGTTGTTAAATTTGGGTAATTTGTCCCTGTAAAACAAAAGGCCATATTCGCAATTCCCAACTATTTTCATGTTTGCCTTTAAAACCTGAGCTGAAAAGTTTTTGCGAAATACAAGGTTAATGTACTTCATAAGGCCGTACTTTTTAGCAAGTTCAATAAGGTAAAACTGCTGCTCAAACTCGCAAAAAACAATCATGCAAGGGGATTGCCCCTTTTCTTTTGATTCTTTTTTTAGCATTGTAGAACAAAAGTGCATAAACTCGGCTGGCCTGAAATCTTTGTCGGTATCAAAAAACTCCTTTCCAGCCAATTCGCTTTCCCCGTTTTTGTTGTCGCCGTTTTTGTACCATGCTGGGTTTGAAGCATAGGCATTATTCCCAAGGTTGTAAGGTATATCGGCTATAATTAGCTGGGCCTTTGGTATTTGGTATGTCTTAAAGTTTTGAAAATGGTCTCTGTATATCATTTGTTTATTGTTAAATAGTCATCACATTAACGGTGCAAGAAATTCGGCCATAACCTGAATGCCGCTTCTCGAAGTTTTAATGTACTCGTAACCTTCTTTGTAAGATAGCGTGTTTGCGATGTTTACGATTTCGGCCAAGAACCCGTCCATTGCGAATAGCGGCTCATCGTGCCCGTATTCTACGCTCCAGCCCGATTCTTCGTTGTGAATGAAAAGCA